ATTCTCGGAACGAACGGCAGCATCGCGGACGAACCTATCCCGGAGTTTGGGGAGCGAAGGCCGCCCGGTGAACCTGTGCCGGCACAGGGGCAACTGAAACTGGCGGTCAACTACCGGGACTCGTCGAATGGACCGTTTGCGCCGAATGAGGCGAAGGGAGGGTACAGCGTGTGACGTGGGAACGCGACGAGCTTTTAGAGACCGTGGTTAGCTTGGTGTTGTGTTACGAGATGGGCTGTTGGTGTCGCTTCTTCGTTGATCACGGGTGGTTTCACCGATGACGCGCAAGCTATGGATGAGGCTGCACTTTTCTGTGGCCTATGAATGGGAACCTGCGGTGTGGAAGTGGGCGCAGAACTTTTTCAGCACGGCCTTTTGGTGTAAATTCTCCGACCGTCAGGTGGAACTGAAAGCCGCCCCAGAAGAACCCGGCTCACCGCAAGGGATGCTTGATGCCGTCGCAGATTTCGCAGCAACCGTGGACGGCAAAAACATTTCATCTGTGACACTCAGCTCTGGCGGAAAGAGCGTCACCATCGACAGGAAGCGTTGATGCCGCGCCGCCCCACAACGCGAGACCTTCAGATAGCCGAGCGGATGCGCTTGAACTCCAAACTGCTCAAGCTGCTGAACCGCACCGACCTGTCCGCCGAAGAGAAGCGGCAACAGGGGCAGCGGATGGTGCGCGAAGCCAATTTTAAATTCTTGCGAATCAGCGAAGGCAGGCGGCGATGAGTGTGATGTGTTTTTTCGTGACTGCATACACAACGTACGTGTTCCTGGATCATTTTCCAGCGAACCAAGGCGAGCGAGTCCTTGCGGCTCTCTGCTTTGCATCGAACGTGTGGCTGTGGGTGCTTGAAATTAAGGATCGTCTCCGATGATCTGCGGACACTGTGGAGCCGACAAGATTCCCGGACTCTTCCCGCCTTCGGAGGTTCGCCGAGTCATCAAACGCCACGGCAAGCGGCGCTGTATCCAGTGCGGACACGATCTGCGGAAGGACTTGGTTCCCAATCCCCAGCGAAAAGGAGCGTCCTGGATGCGCCAATTTCCCATGGCACTCACCGAGGCGATGAAAGGCGGGCAGGCGTGAAAGTTCTTTCTCTGTGGGAACCGTGGGCCACGCTGGTGCGGCGCGGGCTGAAACTGTACGAGACGCGGGATTGGCCGATGTGGGAATCCCTGATCGATAAGCCGCTTGCGATTCAGTCCGCAAAAAAACCGTACCGACCGATGGATTATCCAGCCCTGTTTCGGCGGCAACTGCTCATGGACGAGGTTGACCCGTTCACGTTTCAGTATGGTTGCCTGCTCTGTGTCGTTCACCCGCAGCGATCAATCAAAACTGCCGAGGCTAGAGCGCTGTTTGCAAAAGCCGAGCCGGAGCGCGCCGAACGCGAACTGATGTATGGCAACTATGACGACGTAGACGCTGACACCGGCAAGCAGCGCTGGGCCACAAAGCTCAACGACATCCGCGTTCTACCCGAACCAATCCCCTACGTCGGCCATCAGGGCATCTTCAACTGGCCCGAAGGCGATGCGATCTATCAGGAGTTGTGGTGAGCGTTTACGTGGACAGCATGAGAGCGCAGTTCGGTCGCATGGTGATGTGTCACATGATTGCCGATTCCACTGAAGAATTGTTGGCCATGGCGGACAGAATCGGCGTGCAACGGAAGTGGATCCAGATGGCTGGCACACATCGTGAGCACTTCGATATTTGCGGCTCGAAACGACGGCTCGCGGTCGCAGCCGGGGCGATTGAAATCAGTATGCGGGAACTCGGCAAAATGTCGCTGGAAAAGAGCAAACGGTGAGCCAAGCCTACCAAGATTTTCTCCGCTCCAAGATGGTGACCGCCCAGGACTCGGGCGTTGCCGTCTCGCTGGACGATCTGAATCCGAAACTTTTCCCGCACCAGCGAGCTTTGGCAGCATGGGCCATTCGCGGAGGAAACCGGGCCATCTTCGCCAGCTTTGGACTGGGCAAGACGGTGATACAGATTCAAATCCTCGAAACATTGGTGCACGACGGTTTTGAACCTGAGGCAAATTCTGGTCTGATCGTTTGCCCGCTGGGCGTCAAAGGTGAATTTGTCCGCGATGCAAAAACGTTTTTTAATCTGGACTTCCAGTACGTCCGCACCAACGCAGAACTCGCCGACTGTCGCGAACAAGGCAAGCAATTTTTCCTGACCAACTACGAGCGCATCCGCGACGGCGCACTCGATCCAAACCATTTCAAGGTGGTATCGCTGGACGAAGCCTCCGTCCTTCGCGGATTCGGCGGGACCAAGACCTTCCGCGAGTTCATGCGCCTGTTCGAGCAAAACCCGAACATCAAACACAAGTTCGTTGCGACCGCCACGCCGTCGCCCAATGATTACATCGAACTTCTGGCCTATGCCGCGTTTCTCGATGTGATGGACGTGGGGCAAGCCAAGACGCGGTTCTTTAAGCGAGACTCCACCAAGGCCGACGTGTTGACTCTGCATCCGCACAAAGAACGGGAATTCTGGCTCTGGGTTTCCACGTGGGCCATCTTTTTACAGAAGCCATCGGATCTCGGGCCAGAATTCTCCGACGAAGGCTACGACCTGCCCGGCCTGGACGTGCACTGGCACGAACTTCCGAGCGATCACGCAACCGCCATCCCCGAGCGCGGCGGACAGGGCCGCCTGCTACGGAATACCGCCATAGGAGTAACCCATGCCGCAAGAGAAAAACGAGACAGCCTCGAAGCGCGAATCGAATGCGCCACCGTTCTTATTAACGGAGTGGCTGCGAACAGAGCCGAGCATAGGTCAAATCTTGGGACAGATGACCCTAGCCCTAAATGCCTGCTTGATGATGCAAAACGAAGTCTTAAATCGGATCGTGAAGCACGCGGAGACGATGTATCTAAGCGACACTGGCTCCTCTGGCACGATCTCGAAGACGAGCGCCGAGCCATCGAAAAAGCCTTCCCGTCCGCCTTTACGGTCTACGGGTCGCAAGATTTAGAAAAACGGGAGCAGCTGGTCGCGGAGTTCTCGGAGGGGAAAATCCGCATCCTGGGCGCTAAGCCTGTGCTGTGCGGATCGGGCTGCAATTTCCAGCGTCACTGCCACTCGGCGATCTTCCTTGGCATCGGTTTCAAGTTCAACGATTTCTATCAGGCCATCCACAGGATTCACAGGTTTTTGCAGAAGCGCCGCGTGCAACTGCATTTGATCTACACCGAGGCAGAACGCGAAGTGCGGCGCGTGCTGGAAGAAAAGTGGGCGAAGCACAATGAACTGGTCGCGCAGATGACCGCCATCATCCGGCAGTACGGGCTGGCGGCGAATGCGCTGAATTCCGAGATGCAGCGGACCTTCGGCGTCGAGCGGCAGGAAGTCAAGGGCGAAAACTTCACCCTGGTGCGCAACGACGCGATCGTCGAAACGGCCGAGATGCCGGCGAACTCGGTGCACCTGATTCTGACTTCGGTCCCGTTCTCCACGCAGTACGAGTACTGCCCGTCCTACAACGACTTCGGCCACAACGACGATAACAAAAAGTTTTTCGAGCAGATGGACTACCTGACTCCGCAGCTGCTCAGAATCCTGCAGCCGGGCCGAATCTGCGCTATCCACGTAAAGGACCGCATCGTCCCCGGAGGCATGACCGGCTTGGGATTCCAGACCGCCTACCCATTCCACGCCGATTGTATTTACCACTACCAGAAGCACGGCTTCGCGTACTTGGGAATGAAAACTATCGTGACCGACGTGGTGCGGGAGAATAACCAGACTTACCGGCTGGGGTGGACCGAACAGTGTAAAGACGGGTCGCGCATGGGCGTGGGGATGCCGGAATATCTGCTGCTTTTCAGGAAGCCGCCGACCGATGCGAGCAAAGGGTACGCCGACCTGCCGGTACTGAAGAATAAGCCGAACTGCGTGGACGATGACGGGTTCATTATGCCCACTGACTTTCCCGGCTACTCGCGGTCGCGCTGGCAAATCGACGCACACGCGTTCTCGCGATCGAACGGTAACCGGCTCCTCTCGCCCGAAGATTTTCAAAACGTGCCGCACGAGCGGATCTTCAAATTGTTCCGCGCCTGGTCCCAAACCCACGTCTACGATTTTGAGCAGCACGTGAAACTGGGGGAGTCGCTCGAAACCTGCCGCGAGTGCGGACACATCCACGTTCTGCCAACCGGCTATTGCAAGTGCGGCTGTAAAGGTGCGGGGCGCCTGCCGGTGACGTTCATGCTCCTCCAGCCGCAATCCTGGCACACCGACGTGTGGACCGACATCACCCGCATGCTCTCGCTGAATTCGGCGCAGTCCGCGGCAGGCCGGGAGATGCACCTGTGCCCGATGCAATTCGACTTGGCGGACCGCGCCATCAATCAGTACACGATGGAAGGCGAGACGGTCTTTGACCCGTTCGCGGGAATCGGCACAGTGCCCCTGCGGGCACTCAAACTCAAGCGGAAAGGCTACGGCGTCGAACTGGCGGAAGGCTATTTCCGAGACGCGGTGTATTACTGTGCCGCGGCGGAACTGGAAGCGGACAGTCCGACGTTGTTTGATCTTACAGAAGCGGAGGCGACGGCGTGAACAAGACTTCTATCGAGTGGACGCACAGGCCTGGGACAGTGGGGATGACATGGAACCCGATTCACTTTCGACGCACCGATGGCAGCACCATCCAGCGAACATCTTCCAAGGGCCGCGTCTATCCGGTCACGGGAAACATGTGCACGCGGATTTCGCCGGGATGCACGCACTGCTACGCTTCCACGCTGAACGAACGGCAAGGAAACCAACTTGCGTACACCGTCGAAAATCTCAGCAAGGGCGAGTTCTACCTGGACGAAAAAGAGTTGCAAGCACCCCTGCGGACCAAGAAGCCCTGCACCATCTTTGTGGGAGACATGTTCGACTTGTTCCACGAGGCGATCCCGGACGGAATGATTCAGCGCGTTATCGGTACGGCGATTTGCGCGGAGCAGCACACGTTCCAATTTCTGACGAAGCGCGCGGAGCGAATGCAGGCACATATCGGCGGCGACTTCGGAGTGAACGCCTACGGTCCGCCGAAAAATTGCTGGCTGGGCGTCTCCGTGGAATCCCAGAAGTACGCCGACGAACGGATTCCCTTGCTACTCCAGACGCCGGCAGCAGTCCGGTTTCTCAGCGTAGAGCCGCAACTGGAAGCGGTGGACCTGGCGAAGGTTAGCCTGTTGCGAAGTTCCGGCTACTTGCGAGTCCGCACAAACTGCCTGACTGGGGAGATTTTCGACACTGATGAACAACCGACAGCCGAGGGTTTTGGAATTGATTGGGTGATCTGCGGCGGAGAATCCGGACCTGGTGCGCGACCATTCAACTTGTCCTGGGCTGAATCCCTGAGAGAGCAGTGCAAGGCTGCCGGGGTGGCGTTCTTTATGAAACAGATTGGCTCAAAGCCTTTCTGGCCGTGCAACAAAACCGAGGACGGCATAGGTGGAACCATTTACCCGCCGACAAAGAAGGACCGCAAAGGCGGCGATCCTCAAGAATGGCCCGAGAGTCTGAGGGTGCGGGAGTTTCCGAGATGAAGCGGGCCGCACTCTACGCACGGGTCTCGACCGGGGAGCAAGACGAAGGGATGCAGGTCCGCGAAATGATCGATGAGGCGGCGCGGCGCGGATGGGCTGCCGAAACCTTCCCCGAGCCTGGCGTTTCGGGCGCAAAAGAAAAGCGGCCGGTCCTCGATCGCATGATGGCCGAAGTTCGCCGGCGCAAGTTTGACGTGGTGATGGTGTGGAAGTTTGACCGGTTCGCCCGATCCCTGCGGCATTTGATTTTAGCCCTCGAGGAGTTCAACTCGCTGGGCGTCGAATTTGTCAGCGTCAAGGACCGCGTGGACACGACCAGCCCACAGGGCCGTCTGATGTTTCAGATCATCGGCGCCTTTGCGGAGTTTGAACGGGAGATGATCGTGCAGCGGGTGAAATCTGGAATTGCCAACGCGCGGGCGAATGGTCACGGATGGGGAAGGCCGCGGGCCGAAGTAGACGTTGCGCAGATACGCGAACGGCGCGCACGCGGTGAGTCTTGGGACGCGATCGGACAGGCGCTTGGGGTTAGCAGGGAGACCTGCCGATGCTTGCATGGGGGCGCGAAGTGAAGCCTCTGTGCGTGGATTTGTACTGCGGTCTGGGTGGATGGGCGGAAGGCTTTCTCGCGGAGGGTTACCGAGAGTGACGATTCAGCACCTTTGGCGGGCCGGAATTCTGACGTGGGACGAGGGAGATGTGTTGAATATCTCCGTTGTGTTTACGTGGGACTTGCCGAAGGCTCGACGGTACGCCGAAGCAATGTCTCATCGCCGCGTGCGGATAGGCGGGCCTGCTGTCGGTTTGATGCCGGATTTTTTCTCTGGGTGCAAGGCCGAAATTGGCGGTTCAATCCACGGCGTGCTCCAGCGCTGGAATCCGCAGGCTACAAGGACTTCTCTCGGATGCCCGCGCAAGTGCGGCTTCTGTGGAGTGCCGAGGGTTGCGGCGCAGGAGGCAATTGCGTTATCCGGCAAGCCCATCATGGCTTACGAAGATTGGCCGGATTTGCCAGTGATCGCGGACGACAATCTGCTTTTTACGGGGATCGCGCACTTCGACCGAGTGTGTGACCGCCTCGAAAAGCATGAGTGGTCCGACTTCAACCAGGGTACGGATGCGCGGCTGATCAGCGAGCATCACGCGGAAAGGTTCGGGCGACTCAAGCACACAAAACTCCGCATGGCCCTAGATTCTATGAGTTATTCCGATGCGTGGGAGCGTGCACTTGAGCACCTGTTGCGGGCCGGAGTGCCAAAGAGTCGAATCCGAACGTATTGCGTGATGGCTTACGGTTATCCCGTCCCGACCTCGCCGGATGAGTGCTGGAAAACCTGTACGTTCATCGAGAAGCACGGCGTCAAACCGCTCCCGATGTGGTTTCACGAACTGGACGCACTAGAGCGCAACATCGTCACAGAGAAGCAAAAACAGGCAGGGTGGACCGATTACGAGCGCCGCCGACTGATGCAGTGGTTCTATCAGCACAAGAAAGCGGTGCCAGCGTGACTCCCTTGTGCGTTGACCTCTATTGTGGCTTAGGTGGTTGGGCCGAGGGATTCCTAAGTGCGGGTTACCGAGTGCTGGGGTTCGACGTGGAAAGACACGACTACGGAACGGGCGGGTATCCGGGGCAACTGGTTTTACAGGATGTGACGACGCTGCACGGTTCGCAGTTCAAGGATGCCGCGGTGATCGTGGCCAGTCCGCCGTGCCAGCGGTACTCGTATATGGCGATGCCGTGGAGCAAGGCGAAGGCGCTGATCAAGTATTACGAGGCTTCGGAGGAGAGGCGGGCGGAATTGAATCTCCTGTTTGACACGTGCTTTCGATTGCAGCGGGAAGCCTCGGAAGCGGCCGGACGGTATATTCCGCTGATCGTTGAGAATGTCCGGGGAGCACAAAGGTGGGTCGGACGGGCGAAGTGGCACTTTGGAAGCTACTACCTGTGGGGAGATGTGCCGGCGCTGATGCCGATCACACTCAAGGCAGAAAAGTTCAACCCAGATGGAACGGAGCACGGGCCGGGGAGTTGGTTTGCAATTGCGGACAGCAAAGAACGTGGAGCTAAGACGCCCGAGGGGAACTATGGTCCTGTGCTCTGGAAGGACCGCGAAGTGGCGCGGTACGCACATCCAACGCCAGAAGAGGCCGAAAAACAAGGCTTCAAGGTTCCCGGCTTTCGCTTCGACGGTAGCGGAAGATCGTTTCATCCTGAGTCAGTCAAGGTGGCATCGGAGAGGGGCAGACGCACGGATGTTGGCAAGGGGGCACGCTTCACATCGCGGGACTGCGGAATCGAGTCGCATCCTGATCTGTGCGACAAATGCGGTTACGCTTTACAGGTAGGGCACGTCTGCGTGGCCGCGGCACAGGGGTACAGAGAAGAACGCAAGGGCCTGAGTCATCCAGACGGGAAAGGCGGGCGCGACCTGGGCGGGCCAAACGACCCACGCCGATTCAGTTCCAAGTCGAACTCCCGCAAGGCTGCTTCGGCTCAGATTGCCAAGATACCGTTTCCGCTGGCGAGTCACATCGCGAGGTGCTTTAAACCTGACATGCTAAACTCGGCCCATGAAGCGAGCCGCCCTGTACGGCCGAGTCTCCACGGGTGAGCAGAACGAAGGGATGCAAGTCCGGGAGATGCTCGACAGTTGCGAGCAGCGGACCTGGAAGCCCACTCCTTTCTTGGATCACGGCGTGTCCGGCTCCAAAGAAAAACGTCCGGCGCTCGATCGCATGATGGCCGAAGTGCGCCGCGGCAAATTCGATGTGGTTATGGTCTACAAATTTGACCGGTTCGCCCGTTCCTTGCGGCACTTGATCCTAGCCCTTGAGGAGTTCCAGGCCTTGGGCGTGGAATTTGTCAGCGTCCGTGATCAGGTCGACACCACGACAGCTGCCGGCCGCTTGATGTTTCAGATCATCGGCGCCTTTGCCGAGTTCGAACGCGAAGTGATCCGGGAGCGGGTCAAGTCGGGGATGGCCAATCGGCAGTCGACGCTTCGCGAAACCGGTTGGTTCGTCTCCAACAAAGGTCACCGCCGAACATCTTTGGGCAGGCCTCGAGTTGTGGCCGACGTCGCCACAATCCGCAAGCTGCGCGACCAGCGTTGCTCCTGGGCGGAGATTTCGCAGGCTTTGGGCGTGAGCAAGGATACCGCCCGCCGCGCCTTCCTGCGGGGCGCAAAAGGGCTGAATTCTTTGGTTGTGTAAGTGTTTTGTTTTCAGTGTGATTTTTGCACAGGTTTGGCAGCGCACAAGCAAGTGCTTTTGAGCGGCGCTTAGTCCTCGAGTACCCAGACCAGAATCGCCCCGCCCAGCAGCGCTCCACCCACCCACAGAAGAGGACTAAGGTCGATCGCTTGGGACTGATCAATCGGCGAGCCGGAATCCGGGAGCGCTGAACCATCCGCGGGGAGAGCGCTATTGCTTGCGAGTTCGGCCAAGGTTGTGCCACTGTCGACGCCCAGCTGGTTCGACACAAAGGTCGCGTAGTTGTAGGCGTTGCCCTGAGAATCGACGGTTGGTGTTGGCTGACCAAGGTACTTCCCCATCATTTGCAGAATCGAGTACCCCGGGAAGTCCTGCACGTATTTCTGGAGTTGGTTGTAGAGGGCGGACCAGCCGGTGGATGGATCCGGGAAGATGGCGAAGCCGTTTGGGTCCGGTCCGACCGCGCCCGACTGGCCAGCGAATTTTAGATTGCCGGGATTGTTGTTCCGCGCGGCCACACTGCCCGGCGTGTTGAAGCCTTCGAAGCTTGCAATCGCGCTGGCCCAGGATGTGATGAAGTCGCTGGCCATGGGTTTTTACCTAACAGGAAACCCCGTTGGAGCACGCCCACTTAGTGATCCAGAGCAAGCTTTGAAAGTATTGGCTCACGCAAGCGATCGCAGTGTTGCTGAGATTCTGGACCACCTGATCCGCGAACCATTCCTGCCCCGACCCGCCGCCGCATGCGCCTGGTGAATCCGAAAGCGGCCACAACCCCAAATCCTGAAAGGTCACTCCGCCGCTCGTTGTCGTGCCCCCTGAATGATTCCAGGTCGGAGCCGATCCGCCGCTCGTGCCGCTGACCGTGACTTGTTGAAGATGAATCGCGGCCGTCGTCACCGTTCCGTCCAGAATGCAGGATCCAGCGCCCGCAAAGTTGCATCCGCCTGCGGTGTAAGCGTGCGTCGCCTGAAACTGGGCTGGGTTGGTGTAGATGGTTTGGGCCAGCGTATTCCCAACGGAAACGTCCTTCGCGCCACTAGGCGTCGCCTGATTCGTTGTGGGATGATTGCCGGGATTGCCGCCCGTGTTCCCCTGGAACATCGAAGCCATGTCCCCGCCGTTCGCGGGATTCGGCGAGCGTTCGACGTTGGCCAGCCATGCGCTCACCCCGGCCGTGTTGGTATCCAATCCGCCGACGCGGTTGTCTTGGATCACACTGAAGATTCCACCTGAGCCGCCAGCGGAGTTTGCCTGCGTGATTTGAAACGAAGTCCCGGTGACGTTCGACACCGCAAGCCCAGGACAGGTGCTCACCAGAAACGGCATCCCGGAACCGGTCGTTCCCGCCGAGAGTGCCGCGCCCAAGACCAAGTGCGTACTGTCGGTCACCGACGAAATTGTGTTGTCGTAACCGGAGACCGAAGCGGCCAGAGCATACACGTGAATCACTGTTCCCGAAGGCCAGCGCGTATCGAAATCAATGGGTGACGCCAAACTGTGGCCAATGGTATTCGCCGTCCAGGTCAGGTGCGTCGCATCGGTAGAGGTCGCCGTTCCCCAGCTGGTGCAGGGTGTGTTCGAGCCAGGATCGGAGTTGGCGCTGACCTGGACGAAAGCGCCATTCACCAGCAGCGCGGGTTTGCTCCCGATAAAGTTCACCGTCTCGGTTGTGCTCGAAAAGCTTGTCGTCGAAATCGTGGTCTGGGTGCGTTTCTGCACGTACTGCGTTTGGATCACGTGACGGTGCGCGTAAGGAATCTGCTGCATGTAGGGCTCAGGGGAAAGCTGAGGTCCGCCTGTTCTCGGATCGGTCGGGGTGCCCCACTCCCCATTGGTGTGATCGAGCCACAAGATCATTTTCAAATTCGGGTAATAGGCCGACAGCGCCCGCATCACGTCGGCGTCGTCCGCAACCTGCTGCCAAGCGAGCGAGGTTTTATCCGTGAGCAGGAACGAGCATCCCTGCGTTTTTATGGTGCACGTGCTCAGTCCGCCTTGCACCGTCAAGACTCCCGCATACTCCTGATCGAGAATGACCGCCTGTACTTGGGCGTTGGTGTAGCCGAGCCCGTTCAACTCCTGCGTAAAGCAGTTCTCGTAAGGGTTATCTACGTTGATCGTTCCCCCGGTGCCGATCCCCCCAGACGGCCCGGAAAATGAATCAAAGGAACCATGAATGGCCTGATTACTATCGTGGGTAAGCACGCCAAATTCGGAACAGTCCAGAAACGTGACTCCAGATGCCAGCGACTTTGCATTCATTTGATGGATGACGGAATTTGCATCGCATCCCGAGGGCACGGTCCAGTTGGTCGAAGCGTTTGCTCCCAGCTTGCAGAAATAGTGCTGCGTGATGGAGTAGCCAAAGCTAACAACGCCGATGATCGAAGCTGCGCCGCACGTCGCCGGCACGCCCGATGTATTGAGACACTGAATCGCGTTTGCGGCCGTGTTGAGCGAGGCCAGCAGATCCGCCGGAGGGATGTTGGTCGTAGGCGATCCGTCGAGGACCAGCCCGCCGTACAAGCCATAGTGTCCATCGTTCAACGTGACGTTGCCGGGAATCGAGGTTGCGCCTTGCATTCGCGTGGAAATTTCCGCGCCCGCGTAGACGTTCGCTGGATTTGAAACGTCATCAATCGGGTCAATCGGCCATTCCCCAGGCGCGAACTTGCCGTTCGCGCTGTAGGCGTATTGAGCGCAGGCCGAACCGCAGAGAATAAGAAGAACTAGTACGATGTGCTTAATATTTGAACTCCGAAAACAGAAACATCTGCGAGACGGCGTCATTGGTGGCAACTCCGGTGAACTGCCACTGCCATACGAGAGACCAATTCGTTGAGTTATTCGGAATTGAAGCTACCTGCGCTGGTGTGCCGTTTGGCTCTCGGAGGGTATTGTCGAAGCCGCAAGAGACGTTGAACGTGGTCGCGGTCGCCGTGCCGAAAAGCCAGCAATCGAACACCTGATAGTCCTGAGACTGGGCAAGAGAGTTGCCGCTCATCGTGTAAAGAGTGACCGCTCCATTGCAAGTGCCCGACGTGATCGAACTACACGCCAGAAGCTTCGCGGTTTGCCCGATGGCATTGGTGCCAAAGCTGTAATAGAAGTCTTGTTGAATGACAAGCGCTTTGTGGGTTCCATCTACCGTACCGGCCGTAGCCGCCGTGGGAATGGTGATGGAGTTGGCAAAGAGAGTCGCTGTGCCCGCAACCCCCGTGCAGGTCAAACCTGCGGGTTGATTGGTGGTATAGCAAACAGGGTCGCTGCTCACGGTAGCTGCAGAGAATGGGGCACCAGGCGAGTAATTGAAAATCGCCCCGGTCCCTAGAGGCTTCAGCTGGTTTGCGTTGGTGACTTGCCAGCCGTTTCCGTTGACGCCAGCAGCGAAGGCGTTCAGCGTCGATCCGCTGGTGACGTTAAAGTTGGCCAAGTAGCCCGTGCTGGTGTCGGTCGAAAGATCGGTAAGGTTGAAGAGGTTCGACGTGCCCCCGGACGGATTGAATCCGCTCAGGGTGAACGTGTTCACGCCCATTGTGTAATTGGCGTTGCCGTTCGGATTCGCCAATCCGTTCAGCGCCGGCGCGCTGGTCAGGCAGAGCGAACTGTCCACGTAGTTGGTGCCATTGCCGAGCAAGCAGTGATTGAGGGCGGCCGCGGTTCCGATCTCAAATCCAGTCGTTACATTCAGAACGCCGGTGCCTGGTGCCGAACCCGTACAGCCAGAGCCAACACAAAGCCCGCCATTGAACAAGCCAGAGCCCGTGCTGGCCAGCGTGCCCATCTGGTTCTTGACGCCCGTGCACGTGGTCTGCACTTGGTTCGCATTGTTCCCGAGAATGTAGATCGCCGTGCCGTTGTCTCCGCCGTTGCATGTGTTTCCTGCCACGTTGTCTTTAACGATGTTCGTGCCCGGCGATTCCAGGGACAGGAGCACAATGTTGCTCACGCTGTTGGTTGCGCCGATATCGACCACGTATCCGGCACCGTCCCCGCAGCATTCTTCCAGCCCTGCGATTAGCACGTTCTGCGTGTTCGTGCCGACCAGGTCTGGGTTTAGGGTTGTGTTGCCGCCGAGTCCCGCAGCCGTGCGCCAATATTCTGAGTGAACCCCGATGATGGTTACCGGCACCGTGACAAACAGACCGTAGTTGGAGCGCCCAGAATAAGCCGCTCCGCAACTCGCTGCGTTCATCGCTACCGGAATCACGCCTCCACCCGCCGCGCTGTTGGCTGTGACGGTGATCCCGTTGAAGCCTTTGATCAGGTCCAGCAAGGAGCCGCGGCCAAGCAGCATTGCCGCCGTTGTGTCGCAAGTCAAAGGATTCTGGTTCTGCGAGTTCTGGAACGAGGTGGTTTCGATTACAGGGTATCCGGTGCCTGCGCCACCATGGAGGGAGCTAAAACAATTGTTGGTGCCGGATGTGAGTTCGCAGGTCTCACTCAGGAAGTTGACGCTCATTGCCCAGTACGGACCAGAGTTGTTCGCTCCGCCGCCGCCGTTCGGTCCGAAGGAGGTTGACACCGTAGAAATAAAGAAGCCCGTGATTCCGCTGTTGGCCACGTTGACATCGTGCCAAGTGGTATTCTCTTCGCCCGCGGAGTTCACCAGCGGAATGCAGCCGATCACGAACGCACAATCGAAGGTGATGTGATCCACTTCGGTGCGGTAGTCCGTCATGTTGCCGGGGCCGATTTGGCCGAGCGCCGTGCCTTCGTAGACTACCGCTGCGGTGCAGGCGCCGGAACATGGCGAAGTGGTAGAGGCAACCGAAATCGAGAACGCCGATCCAGTCGGCGCGGGCGAGGCCAGAACAATGCCCGTCATTCCGGCAAAAACACCAGGTCCACCGAAGAGCACAACCGGCTGGCCGACGCTCACGGTGTTTGCGACCGTCACCGTCGCCACATTCCCCGAAACCGCGATGCCGCCGCTGACTGTATCCTGGGGCACATGAAAGGCTGTGCCGCAATTAAAGATGTTGGGATTGCAGGCTCGAATGATGGTTCCCACGTAGAGCTTGTTGGCCTTGTCGTCTGATGTTCCGGTGCTCGAAGTCGTGACGCCCGCGGGCGCCATTCCGTGAAGATGTGTGCCGGACGGAATCAGCCACGTGTTCGAGGTGCGAATGTCGACCGTTCCCGTGCCCGAGACGAGAGCAACGTCGCCGCCTGGCGTGTTGGCCGTAAAGGGAGAGTTGACGCAGTTGTACTGGCCGGCGAAATCGAGAACCACCTTGCCAGCGTTTACCGTAGTTTTGCTGTTGGCAATGGCGGCCGCGCCCTTGACGCAATTGTCTGACCCGGAGAACTGCGAAGCGTCGATGTCGATCGGTGACGCGCCGACTGTGGCGCTGCTTGCCGAGTAGACTGTTGAATAGCCAACCGTGCCGCTGCCAACCGTTCCCGATCCAGTGGGAGCTACCCACGTTCCATCTCCGCGCCAGAATGTTGTGTTGTTTGCTCCGGTGCCGCTGTTCAGATTTCCGACTGGCAGGTTCCCCGTGACGCCGCCGTTCGCCGATGAAGCCAGATTGACCGGAGACATCCTCGCGCCGGCGAGAGTTCCGCTGGCGATGTTGGCGGCGTTGGTTGTGTCGGTTGTGGCGGAAGCTGCGAGGCCGTTTTGACCGGCGACTAGAGTTCCGATGCCTCCGGGGCCCAGCGTGCCGCCGAAGACGGGCAGAACATTTCCCGCCCCTGGATTGGTAAAGGTGAATGTGAGCCCGTTGAACGTGGCTGGGTTTTGCAGATTCAACGTCGCCTGCGAAGTGTTGTTCACTCCGTTGACTTGGTTGGTCGCGCCTCCAGCTGAGCCGCACGTCAAGTCATTTTTCAGGAAACCCGAACAGGATCCTCCCGCCCACAGGCTCACGACATCCGCGCCTGTGGCTGGACGGGTTGCTGAGGGTCCAGTCTGAAAGACAATTCCGGCTCCGCCCGTGCTGGGCAGGCCCGATGTGCTCACGCTTAAATCTGCAATCTGCGCGCCGCCTGGCTGCCGTCGCAAGATCAGATGAGTTGCGCCTGCGCCGGTTGCTTCGTTGGCAAGGCTCAGTTGAAAGCTTTGCGCCTGGAAGGTCGCGACAGTGTAAGAATTCAGCGCGTTCGATTGATCGTTGACTGTGGTCGACGAGGTTCCCACGATGACCGCACAGTTGCAAGCTCCGCCCGGCGTCGTGACGCTTGTGGTTCGGAGGACATCGTAGGAGGTCGCACCTGGAACTGGATTCCATGAAACGAAAACATAATTGCCGCCGCTGAGCGTGTTGGGCGCGTCAAAGACGGCGAATGGTCCGCTCGGGGCTGAGTTGCCAACCGAGTACTCCGAAACCAGCCAATAGTAATAGGTGGCCGATCCGCCTGCGCCGATCACGGAGGGTGGCCCGCCCGGCGTGGGCGGAAAAGGAATCCCCACACTCATGGGAAGTGTGACCTGGGGCGTGGTGACGGGTTGCTGGCCAGCTGCGCAACATACCAGCAAGAGCAGGACCGCGGCTAGGTTCGAATTGAATCTCTTTTTCAATTAGCCGTCTCCGTGAACGTGCAACTTGCTCCGCGTTTGGCCGTGTTCGTTCCGCCCCCTGGCGAGACGATCTGCAACAAGGCGTTGCCGGCCGTGTTCATTTCAAGTTCTCCGCTGATCGTCAGACCATAGAAGCCGCCTGCGGTCGTGAACGTGCCAGAGCCTACTGCCACGGCGAGCAATCCGGGAACGCCTGGTGCACCTTGTGCGATTCCCATTTGGAGGGCCGCGGATGTTGTTCCTGCGCCGGTCTGTAGAGTTGCCGTGGCGGTCGCGTATGTGGCGCCGATGCCGGGAAATAGAATGATGTCGAGGGAGTTCGTAGTTGCGGACGGGGAGACAATCAGCGAACACTGATAGGCATAGGTTGTGCTGGCCAGCAGCGGAGTGCTGGTCACCGTCGAATTTGCGCCGCCGCTGGTCGTGACATCGAGGGTTGCCCGCGTAGCGATGACGCCAAAATTTGAACCATTCAACGTGAGGTTGCCGGTAAGTAGAGGACTTGCCGCCAAAACCACAAATCCCGCTCCGGTCTGTGCGGCAAAGGTTGGATTCGCGGTAAAGGTCGGCGCGCCCGCGAGAATCACGTTTCCGGTACCGCTGGAGCCAATCGCACTGGTTGTGTTCGGTGCTGTGCGGAATACAAAGCCGTTCGCGCCTGGGTCCGCAAGGCCATTGGCCAGCGCTGAAATATCTCCGACCAGCACGCCGTTCTGTCTGAGTTTCAGGTGACTTGCGCCCGCGCCTACAACTTCGTTGGTCAATCCGATGTTCAGCACCGATGGATCGAAGGTGGTCACGGTGTAGGCGCTGAGCGAGTTCGATTGGTCGGTGACGGTACCGGTCGTGTTGCCGCTGGCCACGGCGCACGCGCAACTTCCTTGGGGCGCTTGATCGATTCCGAGTCCGGTCGTGCGCAAGATGTCGACACTGGCGGCCTGGGGCGGAAGATCAAAACTCACCTGATCGTAATTTGAAACTGAAAGGGTGACGGGTCCATTCGTGATGCAAGGCCGAACTTTCGTGGGCGCTGTGTTGCCGACGAGATAGTTGACCACAATCCAATAGCAGTAGCGGGCTGGTCCGGGATTCCCGATGCGGCTCACGCCAGCATTCGCAATCGGCAAGAGTGCTGGCACGATCGGCGGGAATGTCACGCTCGATGCGTTCACGGGCTGCGCGATCACGGGCGGGTTCTGCGCGAAAGCACACGCACAAGAGAAAAGAACAAGACTGCAAAGAAGTTGTTTCATGCGGCCCCCGGGCTGCCCCAGAAGTCACGGAGCGTGGTTGCTGGCAACACGGGGCGACCGAGAATGCGCGAAGTCCACGAGCACACAAATTGGGTGTAGGCGCTCGGATTGTTCGCGTCTCCTGCCGGCGCGTAGCAATTGAACAGGTCCAGCAAGGTCGATTCTGGTTTCAGGTTGTGGGAGCCGCCGAACTTGGCGCGGAGATCTGCGAGCAGCGCGGCGAAGCCTTCCGCAAGAGAATCAAAGATGCGGTAGTTCTCCGCGTCCTGCGGTTGCGTGGGCGAGGTAGGACGCAAGTTCCCGGGGTTCCGGTTGCGCCACGAGTGCGAATCGCGGTGCCAGCCTTCGAACTGCATGATGGCGTCGGCTAAGGCTTCGATGGGCAGCATGTTTTCAGTACCGCGCGTACGAGAGATTCACTTGCGTGTTGACCGTGACGGTGGAGACCACGAGACAAACATTGAAACTCGGAGGCACGCGAAACACGGTGCTTCCGTTAAAGAGGGGGAGAGTCTGCGGCGTAGAAGCCGTGGTGTAATTGACCCAGAGCAACACCTGACTGCCGGCGCATGTGGGGCCCGTTCCGTAGACCAGCGAAATCAGGCCAGCGCTCGGAGCACCGTTGAAGCTGTATTGCCCAGCGCACACGTACACGCTCTGCACGGCAGTGCCGACCAGCAATTCAGTCGTTGCGCTTGGCGGGGCGTTGGTCGCGATCGTCGTATCGCACTGCGTTGGCGTCGTTGCCCCGGTGCTATTTGCGGCAGGGGGAATGGTCGAGACAACCCCCGTGGATCCTGAATACCAGACCGTGATGGTTCCGCCTGCGATGGCCAGCACATTAAAAGCGGGATAGCCGAACAATCCTCCTGCGGGGATTACTGCGCAAGCGTTGCCATTGACCTGCGCCGGAACTCCATAGGTCACCGAGATGGGAACGTTGTGCCCCGCAATATTGTCCGGGCTCTCCTCCGCGATCACCGAGAGGGACGTTGCGCTTGTGCAGAAGGTCCAGTAACTCGACCCGGCTCCGATCAGATCATTCGCAGCTGGCACTACGCGACCGGTCACGCTTGAATTCAAAAGAAGTGGAGCCGTAACGGTCGACTGTCGCTGGCCTTGCGCGGCAATCGAGAGCAACACAACTAAAACTGCTGTATACAACTTTTTCATTTGGTGAGCGTTGCCTCCGTGAGTGGGCACGTGTAGCCATCCCAGCGTGCCCCGGTTGTTCCTGGAGGCGTGATCTTCCCGGCTGGCACTTCCACGGTGACCTGGATGACGTCACCATCGGTCGCGATGATTTGGCAGTCTTGCGGAGTGAGGCCAGCGCCGAACTGGGAGAGCATGGCGTTCATGCCCTTCACGGCCGCGCCGTTGACGAGCACTCGCCAGATCACGTTTCCCGAGCCATCCGGAGGGTTGGCGCCCTGATTAAAGATCGACATTTTGCGGATCACGCACAGCTTGCCCTGATCGATCGTTTTGCCCAGAATGACCACTTGCCCGGCGCCGGGTGCGGGATACGCGAGAAAGCCTCCGCTGGTCCCTGTGCCGTCCGGACTGGTCGTCGTGAAGGGAGACGAATCCGCGGGCGGAAACCACAGCGTCAATTTTTCGTTCAGGTAGGACGGAGTGGCGACGATGCTCTGGGTTTTCAGCGAGGCGATGACTTTCTGTGCCTGCGTCCAGGGAGCCGAGTTGTAATCCGCTGCCCGCTGCATCACAGCGCCCCCTCGTACTCCCCACAGAAGAAGGCGACCGAAATGGATGTCACGGCTGGGGCTACCGGCTTACCGAGATTCTTGACTTCTACTTCTACGGAGTCGCCGGCGAGAAACAGATGGGGCTGTGTCAGGGTTTTTGGCAGTTGACCGGATCCCAGCGCTTCAGTGTTTAGAAGCGGCCGGTTGGACCAGCGGGATTGCACGCCGTTGTGGGTGTGGTAGACCTGAAACTGGAAACCAAGATTGGTGCTGCCTGGGCCCGTGTTGTCATTCGATACCCCGTTCATGGCCCACACCCACGTGGGCTTGCGCAGCTGAATGACGATGTTCTGCGTCTCCCAGGAAGCCAGGCCGGGAATGCTCGAATTGAACCCCCACATGAACTTGAGCACGGTAAACTCCATCTGGCCTTGGGGGAGGTCGCGATTCAGGGGGAGGTATTTCCAGTTGCGCACGCGGCGCTGGGAGAATAGGTACGGGCTCAGCCCGTAGACTGTCAGTGCCGCTTCGCCGGATGCTTCACCAACTCTGAAGGAGTCATGCACAAGCTATTCACCAAAAGAATTCATGATGTCCGCCAGGGCGGATGTCAGATCGGTGCAACCTTTCTGGAATGCTGCTTCGTCTTTTGGCTTCTTGCCCGCCAGCGTATCGGTCTGCTGAATCAGTCCGGCGATAAATGGAGTTGCCGCCGATAGCTTTTGGCCGCCCGATTTCTCCAGACCAGCCGCGGTGAACATCTGCTCTGCCGTCGCGATCACGCCGAGGCCTTGGTCGAGCTTGTCCGTGACCGTGCTCACTACCGCTGCATCTTTCGCGGGAATTGCCTGCGAGATGAGCGGCATCAGTCCGGTCTCGATGCCTACGATTTTCAAAACGACCGCGCCGATTTTCTTGAGAAAGTTCACTTTGCCGCCCCTGTCAAGGATTTGTCACCGTCCGATGCGACCAGGCCGAGAACTGCAATCGCCGCTCCCGTTACGATGTGGGGCACGCTTTGCCCAGAGCCGAAGGCGGTAATCGCCCCCGCGACGATGCCGCAGAGGCTGGTTTTCCAGTGCACGAGAAAGTTCTTGATTGTGTTCACGGTTTGTCACGCTCCATGATCACGAGATGGTTGATGGGAGGATGGCCCACCATCGTGTGAGTTGCGACCGTCCAGCCTTCCGCCGCGGCTTCGTTCAGTTGCTTGACCAGCCCTGAGATTTTTCCCGTGCCCTTGCACACGCTGCAAGTTTCCGGAGAGGAGCCGGGCTGCATTCTCTTCCCGTCGCCTGGACAGGCCGGACACCTGGAATCGGTGTCGCTAACATTCTGGGTTGGCCCGATGGTCTTGTACTCTTTCATTTCGAGGAACCCCCGGCCACGGGCTGCACGCCCACGTTTTCGTTGATGTTGGTGCCAATGAAGCACAGGGCGACGGTGTTGCTCGATCCGCTCACATCGGTCAACTGAATCTGAATTTGGCCCTTCTTTTGGAAGGTGTAGGGCGTCAACAGCGGGAAGGGATTCTGCCCCGTGCCCAGCATCTCCGCCGAATGGATGGCTACGTTCGAGAACTGGCGTCCGCCTGCCGACTGGTCGCTAATCAGGAACGTGAATGGTCCGGTTGACTCCCCAGTGAATTCCTGCCAGCGGAAATCCGCGTTCAGGACGCTAATAATTTGCACGCTGTTGCCGTTTCCCGCGATCGTGATCGGCACCATGCGATAAGCGTACTGAAGGCCTGGATCGTACTTTTCCCCAGAGCCGCCACAGATAGGGCATGCCTGCCATTGCGAGCCGCTGGGCGTCGGGAGTTTGCCTCCGCCCTTGCATGCTTGACAGGATTGGGATGTGCTCTGCGCCATCGGCTCGTTACGGCTTCGGTGTTAGTTTGTCAACCTGCGCCTGAAGATCGGCGATGGTCTTGTCTTTTGCGTCAGAGGCTGTTTTCGCGACCGCAACCTGCGCCTGAAGATCGGCGATGGTCTTGTACTGTGCCTTCACTTCATCGACCAGTTTTGCATCAGGAGCGGCAGAACTCGCGCTCAAAGCCTGCGAAACTTCATAAGCGGTATCGTCGGGCGAGATGGTGACGGTTTGCGCTTTTTCATCCCAGCCAATTTCGACCTTGTCTGTGTCTTCGTGCAACGCGAGGATCGATTCTGCGAAAGTCACGATATCTGCAAAGAGACCGACGCGGACTTTGCTCTTGACTGCCTGCGCCTCGCTCACGTGCACGGCGACGTGCTTCTCGTCTCCCGAGATGACCGATAGGCGAATGTCTGTGACTGGAAACATTGTGAGCGCTCCGTTTTTGGTAAATCCTCTCCGGGCATTGCGGCCCGGAGAGGCTGAAACCTTGCAGCGGTCGCGGATTATGAAGTGCCGCGCTCGCGATTGCCGATAAGGTAGATGGTCAGCGTCACACCGTTGCCAGCTGGGTTGGTATTGTTGGCCGATGTGTTGAAGCCGGTTTGCGCCGTCAACACCACCGAGAACTGCTCACCCTGCTCGATGGTGATGGAGGCGTCCAGCAAGGACACGGCGCGCGGATCTTGGACCCCGTTGGTGACGGAGAACACGGGAGCGGAACCAGCCGGCACGGTGCCGACGTTCGCAACCGAGTCGACCTTGTAGCCGCGGCCTGCGGGATACGCGACGAGCGGACCCTGGCTCCACCACTTGTTGTTGATGTACAACTCCAGGGTCACGTTCGACAGAAGATTCTGAAAGTCGGACGGGACGGAGTTGTTCGAAATGTGCGCGGCGATGGCCCAGATGGTGAAGCGGTCCGGGTTGGGCAGGATGCCCGCGGCGGTCATGTTCGTGTTCGCCAGCGTCTTCCCGCCTTGCCCTTTCGGCGTCTGAAACAGAATCGAGGGGGAGGGGAACGCCGTGGCCACGTTGACCGTCAACTGATCGTACAGTTCGGTCGTGATGACATCGATGGTTCCGCCGAGGTTCGGATTCTGCCGATGCGGCGCGAGCTTCAGCGCTCGATCATAAAGGTTGTGCACCAACGAGTGTTGCCGCATCAGCCGGCTAAATTCTCGCGAGTGCGGCTTCGAGAAGCGTTGCCGCTCTCCTGCATTGCCTGCGACCGCCATACCAGCCAGCCCTAGCATCGCCAGCCATACTGGAAAATGGGAAATCAACATCACTGCTGTCAAAATCTTCATGGTTCACCTTTTCCGGTCGCTTACCGGCTTGCACAAAATTCACAACAAATTCACAGACCCCACGCCGCTTCTTAATTGAAGCGATGGGTAAATCGTTTCGAACTGCCCGCGGCCGGACTGACCGGCTGCGATGGAATCACGACCTGCGGAGCCGCTCCCGCGGTTACCGGCAGACTCGGCACCGACATGCCGGGCGAGTAGGTCGAAGTGGGCAGCGGGAAATTCCGGTTGGTGTAGTAGCCCAGCCCGGCGAAGCTGCGATTGCCCAGTCCGCTCATGGACTGCGAAGCGCCGCTCACGTTGTCATCCCAGAACCGCTTGATGATGGCGCCGAATCCGCCAGCGAGAACGCCCTTGGCCAACTCTTGCCGTCCGAGGAATTTCTGTGCGGCCCAAGCCAGAGCGAGGGTTGCAATCGCATCGCCCGCGTAGCCAGCCATGCCCACGTTGTTTGCGCCCAGCACCATCTGTGTCAGGTAGCCAGCGCCGATCACGCCGCCAGCCGCGCCTACGCCCAGTTCGACGATGTTCTGCAAGCTCACGCCGCCGAACAGCGGATTCCGGGAATGCCGCCGACGCCGAAAGGGGTTGCGGCTGCGAGATTTCTTGGTCAGGCCAAAATGATGACGCGGACGCTTGCTCGACTTGCGATGCTTAGCCATGGCTTTCCTCTTGGGATTCGTGAGTACATAGAGCACGTTGTTGCGCTTGCGTGCATGTTGCCGATTCTTTCTCGGGTTGCCCACCAGTCGTAATCTCCGCACCGTGGTTGCCATGCGCCGTAAACACTGAAGGCCAACTCTTCCTGGGCATAGATCACCAGAAATCGTTGGCCAACGAATTCAGAACTCAACGTGCCTAAAAGTCATTCCGAGAGTACGGCCACTCTCAGAAAAGGACAATACTGCTGTTCCATTAGTGACAGAGGTAACGCGGGATGATCAGGCAGTGGCGATCTGGGAGCGGGGAACGACGATCTTCTTTTTGCAGGCGTCGGCCTTGGCGGCGATGGCCTTGGAAATGACTTGGGCCGCATCGGGATCGAGCATAACGGCGAGTTCCACCATGCCGTTTCCGGCGCGCACCTTGAACAGCACCATCCACGCGCCGTTGGCTAACTCGTGCTCCATCACGTCAATCTGGGCGAGGGCGACGGGCTGGTTCGTACCTGCGGGAGTTGTGCTCACTTGGTCGCCGGCTTTCTGTCCCACGAGCACGCGATGAACTTGGCCGGGTCGGCGACTTCCTGATTGTGTTTCATCACGTCCAGCAACTCCTGCATGTCGCGGCGAAGTTCGGGACTGACGACAAGAAGCCGCTCGACGATGGTTCGCAAGCCTGGATAGCTGAGATGGGCCCGTTCACCAACGGCGATATCAAGAAGGCTTTGATCGGCAGCGTCTTCGCCAACAACAAAGTACCTGGTCAACTCGATGCACGTGTTTCCAATCGGGATTTGCTCGCGCAAGATTGGGCTCACTTGCCCACGTCCTTTCGTACCGCGATTCCGCCCACGAGATACGCCATCTGCGGCGAGCCCGGCTCGATCACGATAAACATTCCATCCCCCATTGCGTCCGGCAAGACATCGTAGCGGTAGGCGGCGCGGCCTTGCTCGGGGATGACGGTGAAGCGGACGATTTCGCCGATCACTGAAGTTATGCCAACCTGGGCGATCTGGAATTCCAGTAGGTTGACCGGGGTTTCGGTGCTACGAGTTCGGCGACCTTGGCAGGTTTCGCAGACCGGTTGCTTCGGTCGCGAGTCGGGATCGTACTTCGCGCCGTCCTTCAGTCCTGTCGAATAGAAGCCGGTTCCCGCGCAAGCATCGCACTTTACTTTTCCGGTGCCGTGGCAGGCGGGACACTGTTTCTCTCCGGAGAAGTCCATCAACTTTTCCGGGTCGATGCGTTTGCCGGTTCCGCCACAGTAACGCAAGGTGCACGGTCGAACTTCGGCGCCGTGGCAGAATGGGCAGTCGCTCTGACAGTCGGGGCAAGCGGTTGCGCTCGCTTCGAGATGTGGCGGAAGTCCGACCCATTCCGAGATGAGCAAGACCTGGTTCACGTTCTTGGCTTCGGCCACGAACGGGCCCGCGCGCCGAAAGTCCATCAACTTACCTGTGCCGTCCGGCTTCACAATGCTCACGAAGCTCAACCGACCCATGACGTTGTACTCTTTGGCGCGCAACAAATCGCGGATCGGCTCAATGTGTGACCGTAACCAGAGCGGAGTGCGAGCAGACTGCGAGGATTTCTTCGGCGAGGTTTTCAGCGGGGAGGCGTGGCGTGGGTGGGTTGTGGTCACGAGTGCAGTATAACTCCCGCGTCTAGTCCACGATGCCATCCGGCTCTACGTGGTACACCCCGCCGACCAGATAGAGCCTGCGCCGGATGCGATTGAAAAGCAGCGTGGGTGTGAATCCGTTGTCGCCCGGGAAGTCTCCGCTCTCTTCTCCGAAAGCGTGGAAGTAGAGGGTCGGGCGGAAGCGGTCAAAGCCCTTCTCGGTGAAGTATTCGATTCGGAGACAAGGCCCAAGGTCCAGAAGTTCCT